ATTGCCAAATGGATTTCTTTCACTGAAATCTATTATTAAATCTGCTTCTTCTTCTATTTCGGAATTTTTGGCAAATTTATCAACAACGTTGTCAGTATTTATAATTTGTAATGTGTAGTTTGCTCCAGACTTTTGTCCTGTTATAGTTTCTCCTGGAACAAAAGAACCGGTTATTGTTGCTACTTGTAAAACTTGAGTGGCAGCATCCCATTTTCTAACCCTAGCAGTAACCCCACTCACACTACCGACAACAGACTCGTTTGAAAAATATGTTCCAAATCCAGTCAAAATTGGTGAACTAAAAACTATCTGCGGTGGTGAAACATAGTTTAATCCAGCATCAGTTATTGCGATTCCAATTATTGATCCATTCTGAATAATTGGTTTACCATATGCTGGAAGTGAAGATACACCAACAAATGAGACAGTTGTAGATGTTGGGTATCCAGATCCGCCATTGGTTATGGATACAATTCCAACTATTCCATCACCAATAAAGCAAGTTGCTGCTGCTCCAGAACCCTTGCCACCTCTAAAAGTAATTTTTGGTGCGGTTAGATAATTGCGTCCAGTGTTTGTGATAGTAACACTTTGAACTCTTAAAAGATTTGGATCAGATTCGCAAAAATCAACAATCCCGCTGATCATCTGAGCAACACCAGTTGCTGTTGTTCCTGCCGATGGTGCTGCTCCAAATTGAACTGTTGGGGCGGTCTTATACCCAGAACCTCTATTTGTAATTTTGACTAATCTAACCCCACCATTTACCAGACCTGCAGTTGCTACAGCGGTTGATCCAAATCCAACCATCTGTAAAGTTTGTATATAACCTTCTTCCTCAATATTATCGTCAACATTATCTAATCCAGTATCAATTATTTCGTCTCCATATCTGAACAATTCACATCTCAGTTCATAGACATAATTTTTCTGTAGTTGATAAAATGGTTTTTCATGCTCAACATATTTTATTTCAAATAGGCGATCACCTAGAGGAAAATAAATTAAGTCTCCCTCTTTCGGTCTTGAATCTAATTTTGTATTAGCGGTTCTTTTAATCAATGGCGAAATATAAGACTCAAATCTTTCTCTTGAAATAATCAAAGTCAAATCATCTAGTTCTTGAATTCCAAATTTTGAAAGTATTGTTCCTTGTCCACCGTAACCCTCATAGGTATCAACATAAGCCTCAATTGGATATGCTGTAGTAAATTGAGATTCTATAACCTCTCTTATTACAGTTTTTTCAGTTACATACTCTCTAGGCAAATAATAAACTTCAACACCATAAATTCTTAACTGCTCATTAATGAGATCTTGAACTAAATTTTGTTCGCCACTAGAACCTTGTAGAAAGAATGGGTTAAGCATATTTTTTTACCCTATCATATCCAATGGAGGTAGTTCGTAAGTATTTGACATTTTCTCCATTAAATCATCAATTTCTCTTTGTCCATCTTCATACATTTGTCTTCCATTAAATTCAATACCACCGGGAAGTTTAACTCCATTGAATTTAATTAAATTTTGCCCCCACTGTTTCTTTATCAGTGCAGTTAAATATTTTTTCAAAAATAAATCGTTCCAAACTTGATTGGATTCATTTGGATTTATTGCTCTATGGCAATCTATTACAAAATATTGATTTGGTGATAAAGTAGACCAATCAATATCTAAGTATAATCTGTCAGATCTTTTATTAAATCTTATCTGTTTCTGTGTGGTTAATAGCCACTCCATATCTTCCAAATATCTTTTAACCATAGAATAGGTCAAAAGTTCCGTCGATCCCCAATAGTAAATATCATTTAAAAATAACTGATACTTTACACTAAACATATTGTTAGTGACAGAACTTGTGGAATCAAAATGAAATATTCTAGTAACACCTATAACATCGGGCGGAACTTGCAAATAATTGCTATTCTCATAAAAAGTAAACGTTGTTGCAGTTCCAACTATATTTGCTGTTGCAGAAGTCGATGCTATTCCAGGACCATTTGGTGGTTTTGCCCTACCTCTATCAATATCTTGCTGAGTAACTTTATATTTTAGAAAGGTTGGAGTTACGCCATCAAAATGCCTATCCTGAAACAACTGAATGGCGTCATCCACAAGATCTTCAATTTGTTCGTCGGCAACGTTTATTTCTAAAACTGGATATCCCAGTTTTCTTTTACAATAGTCTATTAGTTCTTGTCTTGTGGATGGTTGTGCCATTATAGACCTAAGTTAGAGATTACTTCTTGTTGGCTTAGATATAATTTAATATATGCTTTAGCATAATTTTTCAAGGTTTCATTATCATCTATACTATCTATATCCCTAGATAATTTCTCATATTCAAATAACTTAGAGATACTTTCTAATGTAATTTTATTTGGATCCATTTACTAACTCCTTTAGCAAATTCTTAATTTCATTCAAATCACCTTTTAGAGTATCTATTTCATTTTCTAAATTAGATACTCTTTTTTCTTCTCTTTTTTTAATGTCTTTCATTTTTATATAATTCTGATAACCATCAACATCCAAATTAAGTATTGCGCGGGTTTCAGTGTCTCTGGCCAAATTGTTATGACCATCTACTTTTAAGTATTTCATAATTTATTTTACGCAAGTGAAATAACTCTTAGATCTCTCAATCTTGGTGGGAACACCTGTGATGATGAAGATGCTACCAACTTAATCACAAAATATTTGAAACTTCCCAAATTGTCCACACTAAATTCATAATCTTTAAAGTAATCTTGTCCATCACCTTCAGAGTATAACGAGTTATTTGACACTTTTTTATCTGGAAGTCCATTGCTACTTGCTAGATCAATAACTTCTCCCGATTCTATACGATTTGTATAACCTGGGAATGGATAGAAAATTGGTTGATCATTTGGATCTGCAAGAGTTGCGTATAATGCTCTTAGGTCACTGTACTGATTTATGTAAGCTGCTACTAGTACTTTCAATGAAGTTGCTGGAACTTGTAGAGATACTGGTTTAGAAACATAAACAAATGCAGATGGATCATCAATAATAGTAGAAACTCTATTGTCGGAAGTATAATCTGCAATGACATTATTAACTCTCTGTGAAGTTAGGTTTACAGCAACTCTATCCAAATCAATAGCAGGACTTAAACGATTATTAGTTGTCAAGAGATTTAATCTCAGTTCAAAAGATTTATTATATGGAATTGCATCAAGTAGTTCTTCCTCATTAATCTTAGAGCAGATTAATCTTGGGGAAGATAAGTAATTCATTTCTCTAAGACCAATTCTTTCAAATCCTTGATCAACGAATGAAACTTCTGTTCCAGATACGCTAGTTCCACTTACACTTCTCATAGATGAAACTATCGAAGTTCCTGGTAAACTAGTTGTCGTGACATTTGGTTCAATAATTTCATATTGAATATTTCTTGATATTGATATTGAGTTTCCTCCAATATTTTTGTTATTTGGTAGGTATAGTGCTGGTAGAGATCCGGAACCACTTCTATCTGTCATGGTTCCATTTTGAGTACTTATATCAAGTTTTACTGTGAAATAATCTAATCCTATTGGATCTTCTACAGTGCTATCCTGTAATAGGTGAACTTTATTAATACGTCTTAGTGATATACCTTCAACTTCATACTTAAATGCCCTTGCAAAATTGGCAACATAATCTACTGAAGGGGTATCATCAACATTTCTGGTTATTCCAGTTAAAGTTAAAGTTTCTGGTACTATTCCAGTATAACTTATAATTTCTTCAGCTATCTTGATATATCCAGGATTTGATGTGCTAACACCAACACCTTCAAATGTTAGTAAATTGGATACGTCTGAAACAGATAATGAACCGGTATCAGATCTTAAGTAGTTTTGTAAAATAACTACCGATGGTTTGTCTGATTGAACATTTTTAATTAGAACTCTGTTTGTTTGAGCGTGCATACCGTGGTTGGATGCATTAACTCTTAAGTGTAAACCATCATTTACTACTTCTATTCCATTACTTAAAATGAAGACATTTCCAGAAACTCCATTTAGGTTGGTTGCAACTCCAACTCCACCAACGTCTGTCAAATACTGTAAAGTATTTCCAATTCCAGTTACAAAATCTCCCTGAACATTATCAATAATAAGTTGATTTATTGAAGATATTTGTGCTACCGATAGAAGAAGATTTCTTCCAGAAGTACCACCAACCTGATCAACTCTTAAAACTTCTCCAACTTCATATCCAGAACCGCCATTAAAGATGGTTGCGGCAATTGCTACTCCATCCCCACTTGCACCTCTTCCGATCGTAATATTTGCTGTCGCATCAACTCCTTTTCCTGTGATAGATATCAGTGGTACATTATTGTAAACTGCAGCACTTCCATTGGAAGGTGTATATCCAATTCCAGGATTTATTATTGTTAAATTACCTGCAATAGATCCAGTTTTTCCAACAAGATTTCCTCTTGCATTTGAACCATTCTGCAGAATAGTATTTCCAATTTTCACGTTGGCATCCGATAAGCTAGTCGTTAGACCAACTATAATTCTTCTAGAATCAACTTCAATTGGGTTGGACAATAATCTTGAAATTTGATTATTGTTCTCATTTAGTTCAGGGCTAAAGAAGCTTACTGAACCTTCCTGCTCAAATATTGCGCTGAATAGTGTAAACTTCAGGTCTTCAAATTGGCTTGCTGTCCATGTTGATGCATTCTGAGATTTGAATAGAACACCAATTCTACTAATATCTGGTTGAGTTGAAACAACTATTCTTTCAGATTCAGGTCTGTTAGCAGTTGATATGTCAACCTCACCTAATTGAGAAATCCAAACAAAATACTCAGTTGAATCTGATCTTAAAACAATTGCATGTTCACCATTCTTTAGGTAAACTGGTGCATTAAACTCTACTCTTGTTCGGGCAGAGGCATCATCAGAAAGTGTAATTTCATCAGGATTTAAAATAACTTGACTGAATGGGTGTATTTCATCGGTAGGAACTCCCAATCTCATTGGCCTTAGTTCAACAATTACTGGAAGAACTTCATCCTTAGATTGGAAGAATAAATCAACAGAAGTTACAAATCTTCCGTTTGGATCAGGAATAACAAATGATTGTGCTAATGGGTCTATTCCAGCTGATCTTGCAGATCCTCCAGAAGTGCTAGATGCTCTCCATTTTAGAACAACTGCACCATTTGCGCCTTTACCACCGGCGCCTCCTTGAGATCCACCACCACCACCGCCGCCACGGTTTCCTCCATCTCCACCAGTTTTCGACCCACATCCAGGTTGACCACCGGAATTACCACCTAGCGTTCCAACTTTTATTCCATTTCCACCGAATCCACCACGAGGCGTTCTTCCTCCCGCTACTGTTGGTGGTGGGCAGTCTGTTGTATCGCTTCTATTAGGAGCTCCTCCTGCAGATCCACCAGCTCCTCCTATAGCACTTGAAGTGCTTCCTTGAGTTTTACCTCTTTGTCCAGATGATCCACCTGGACCTCCAGATCCACCGTCGCTCTCACCGCCACCATCACCACCTGAAGCTCCTACTAATCTAGTTCCTCCCCTATCAACATTACTATTTTGTCCATTTCCTCCTTTTCCATTGCTAGTGGCACCAGCTCCGCCGGCACCAACCTTAATCTTTAATTTTTCTCCTGCAGTTACTGATATGGTTTGTCTAGTAAATCCACCGCCGCCACCACCGCCGCCGGCATCGCTTCCGCCTCCACTGTCGCATCCGCCACCGCCGCCGGCGCCAACGACAAGACATTCAATACTATTTACACCCGCTGGAACTATAAACTCATAATCCCCTGGTTGGGCATATTCTTTAAAGACATCCTGTAAAGGTACTGGTACAGGCTGTGGTGCCACAGGTACTGGTGCTGGTCTTGGTGTGGGTGGAACAGGTTGTGGTGCTGGTCTTGGTGCTGGTGCTGGTCTTGGTGATGGTTCGAATATAGGAGATGGTACGGGTGTAGGCGCAGGCACCGGAGATGGGACAGGAGCTGGCTCAGGTGCAGGTACGGGCGCAGGTACGGGTATTGGGGTTGGTTGATCTGGTGGGGGTGGTAGTGGGATAGGCACTGGTACTGGCAGTGGTACTGGTGCAGCACCTACAAATATTCTTTGTGGTGGTCCAACTATTGTTTCAGATGCTGGAGTTGTTTGTGTAACTATTGCATTTTCTTTTCTAAAGTTTCTTACCGTTCCTACAGTCTCTTGAGTTGTATTTATAGAACCTTGGGAGAAGAAAGAATCTTCCGCTAAGGAAGTTAGATCTCCAGGGATAACAACATTTGATGGATCACTGGTTAATCTGAATATTTTTTCACCTGTAGTGAATCTTGGGTTTGTTGGTACATTTGGATTTGGAACCCACAGAACTCCTTTAACATTTCCTGCACGGTCTGTTACTAATCTTATATTAGTGACTCTAGCTACTGCACCACTACTTCTTCCAACTAATCTCATTCCAACGTTAATATATCCATAGAAATTACCTATGGTCAAATCAGAAAGACTGAATGTATCAACGTTTAAAATTGTCGATGATGGGCTATATTCTTCTTGAAGTGGTTCTCTAGTGTAAACATTGGTACGATATATTGATCTTGGGTCATTGAACGGACCACTAAAATGATTTTGTTTTGCTGCTCTAAATCTAATAAATGGTGTTGGTGACTGTCCAGAAGCTAGTGGAATTTGTCCCTGAACATCAGTTTCTACAACTTCTCCAGTGATGAAAGATCCACTAACCATGGATATTTCAATTAATTTTGGTATTATGAAATTAGAAACATCTCTATTATCAAAGAATGGATAAACTCTGGTTGATGGTTTTAATTTCTTTGATATGAATTCAATATTTCTGGCTCTTAAGAAAGTTGCAATCTCAATCTTAATGGTATTTGATCCAAATGAAATTGGACTATCAGTAAATGTTACTCTTTGAGTTGTTCCAACTCTAGTAGAAGTTCCTACTCTGTCTGTAGCAAGAACTACATCTTGGAATAGTAATCCATTTTCTTCAAATACAGGACCTCTAGAAACTTCTCTACTTGATTGTGAAGTCCAGTTGAATGTTGGTGCGCCAAATACTGTAGGTGCCCATCCAGTGTTTGGATCTGGTACAATAGATAACTCGACCGATACGTTATCAACTCTACCATCAACAACACCAATGTCTCTGGGATTAGTTGAAACTTGATCCAACCAAATATCAGATGCTGGATTTAAATCCAACACCCCCTTGAAGAAGGTTACAAGATATGGGGTTACGTTTTCTACGCGAGTTGCATATGGTTGTCTAATTTCTTCTGTTTCGGAGAAATCTAGAGTTAATAATCCTTTTCCAGTAGATTCTTGATTTACCGATCTTCTAACATTATTTCCTACAATGTTACCATTGAATTGAGAATCTTCTCCACCCGAAAGATTTATAAGACTTCCATTATTATCCAGTAGACCTAAACTCAAGTCTATCGCTGTCTGATAAACTGATGGTCTTAACTCTGAAGTATCTTTTTTGATAGAATTCTTAAATGTTGAACTTCTAAATCTTTCATTATTATACTGGAAATCTAATGTTGTAAAATCATCAACAAAAAATCCAGATTTAAATCTGTCTAGACCTAAACTATCCTTAATTTGAAGAGATGCTGTATTAGTTTCTAGTAAAGAGAGTGATGTATAGAACTCTAGATTTTTAATTCTATCTTCCAACAATTTAATATCACTCATTCTATATCTCTTGTTTTCGGTAAGCTTTATAGAAGCTGACTGAATGTTGCACAAATATGCTGGTAAAGATATTGTCGCAATTTCAATAGCACCGTCAATAGGAACTGGTGGTAGCGGAGTATCTGCTGGATCTCCTAACTTAACTTTAATTTCCCCATCCTTAGATAAAAAGATTTTATCTATTCTTGGCAAATAATATGAATAGTCTATTAAAATAGTTTCGTCTGGAACAAGAACTGACAAACTATCGTTGGATGTATTTGTTAGTCCTCTTCCAAAGAATTCAAATGGAGACCTTAAGTTTTCTGCTGGAGTGTAATCTGAAACTTTTGGTCTAGAATCTAGCAGAGTTGCATTTGAAATTTTATTAACATTTGGTATATCACAATAATCAAAAAATTCATATGAGTTTTTCGTGATAATATTTCCTGAATCAGAGTCATTAAAAAATGCTCTTTCAAATACTATTTTTATTTTAGTATTTGGTTCTTTAAAAGATGATTTTCTAATTAATCTCGAATAGTCATATAGAGTTCCTCTTTGACCATTATCAAATGTGTAACCTGCAGTAATATTTGAAGATCTATCACTTATAACCTGAGTTAAAGTTCCCTTTACTCCAGATTCCTTAAACTGAATAGTTTCTCCAATTATAAAATTGGAAGTATTTTTTTGAACATATTCAAGTGTTCCTGAAGCTGAAGATAGTTTATTTACAACTAATCCTATCGCTTTACTTTCAGAACCTATAAATTCTTCACCAACAATTAGGTCTTGAATGGTCTGACTAGTTCCATCCAGATCAGTTACTGCAACTGTCGGTAAAACTGGGTCTGATGTTGAATTTGACTGGAATACTCC